AGAAAAGTAGATGTGAAACCATATCTTGAAAAAAGAGATGGCATGGATTACTTAAACTGGGCGATGTGCATTGATTTATTGCACAAAAACGGCGCTGAAAATGTTTATTTTACACCGATTCCAGATCCAGAAACAGGAAGTAGCTTAAGAATGACAAAGGCAGTGTTTAAAGACAAAAACGGAAACGAAAACAGGTGTTATGAAACCAGAATCCGTGTTGTTATAGACGATGAAGTATATGAGATGCAAACACCTGTGATGAATGGGGCAAACCCTGTAAAAGACAACTCTATGAGTCAGCAAAGAGTCTGGAACAGCATGTGCAGGGCGTTTGTGAAGTGCGTAGCAATACATACCGGCTTAGGGTTCGATTTGTGGCTTAAAGAGGAATACAACAAGATGTATGCTCAAATACCGGAAACGGGGGAAAACAGAGCGTCTGAAGCGAAAATCAAGACTCTCAAGAATCTATGCGTATCTCACGGCATCAATCTTGAACGATGGTTGAGAGAAAACAATAGGACTGAGCAGACACTTACCGAGACAGAAGCTGCAACAATGTTAAGCACAATAAAAAGGACTTACGGTGATGATTGATGAAATTCACAGGAAAATTAAAAGGCCGTTTGATAGATTGCCACACCATCCTATTCGAATCCGAAGAGGACTTCCGACAAGCCTATGATGAGTTGAAAGATTATGAGAAATTAACGCTTGAAATAAAGCCATACAGAGCAAAAAGAAGCCTTGATGCAAACTCTTATTTGTGGGTGTTGCTGGATAAATTAGCAGACAAGCTGGATATTACCAGATGGCAAGCGTACCTAAATGAATTAAAATCCCACGGTGCTTTTGAGTACATACCGCTCAGGGAAAAAGACATCTATCTGGCACAGTCAGTGTTCCGGATTGTGATAGATCGTGGAGCGCAGGAAGTAAAAGACCTAAAAGGGAGAGCTGAAACATTACACACTCTGCAATGCTACAAAGGGTCAAGCAAGTATAACACCAAAGAAATGAGCAGACTCATCAAAGGCGTGTTGGAAGATTGCAGAGAGGTTGGAATACCAGATGCAGACCTTTTGACCCCAGATGAAAAAGAAGAGCTTAGACAAAAATGGGGGATTGAACTGTGAGTATTGATTACAGCGACATGGCATTCTCGAAACCTAAGCGAAAGAAAAAGAAAAAAGGTCATCAAAGAGCTTTCGGCAGACCAAAGAAGCTGTGGAGCATATTTACAGAGGACATGGATCACTGCATGTATACCGGAGCTTATGGGGTGGAAAGGCATCACATTTTCAGTCACACATCGAGAGAAATTGAACTTTCGGAGGATTACGGATTCATAGCTCCATTGAGACCGGACCTGCATCCAAACGGAACAAGGGCAGGGGAGAATGCAGCGAAAGTTGACAGAGACTTAAGAAAACGCTGCAAGGAATATTATTTGCAGCACTACGGAACAGAAGAGCAGTTCCGACAAGAATTTCACTATGTTAGCAAAGGGTTAAACCTTTGCTATAAATTGTAACCCGTTCATGGCTGCTGCACAGTACGTCACAAATACCTTAAGTAAGCCAGATTCATTGTCTCCCGGTAATTCCGGGAGCAGAAAGGAGAATAAATGGTAATTACAATTCCGGGCAAACCGGTTGGAAAAGCAAGACCGAGATTCCGCAGAGCCGGATTTAAAGTCATTACATATACGCCAGACGAAAGCAAAAAATACGAAAAGGAAGTTGCAAGGATTTACAAGCAGAGTATAGGCGTGCTTTACACGGACATCCCTCTGAGAGTTCGAATTTTAGCGAAATTTCCGATTCCAGAGAGCTGGTCTAAGAAGAATAAGGATAGGGCTTTAAAAGGAGAAATGAAGCCGAATAAGAAGCCTGACTTAGACAACATTGCAAAAATCATTCTGGATGGACTGAACGGAGTCGCATACATCGATGATAAGCAGGTAACCAGTCTGGAGATTGAAAAAGTGTACTCGGATACACCTTGCGTGGTGGTCTATATTGCGGAGGATGAGTAATGGCAGAGGTGAAGTGGATCAAGATAGCAACGGATATCTTTGATGATGAAAAGATATTGCTGATAGAGAGTTTACCGGATGCTTATGCAATTATAACAGTCTGGTTCAAGTTGCTATGTCTTGCCGGGAAAAAGAATAACGGTGGTGTATTCCTGATGAATGACAAGATTCCCTACACAGACAAGATGCTGGCAACAATCTTTAGAATGAATGAATCCACTGTAAAGTTGGCTTTGAATGCGTTTGAGCAATTTAAAATGATTGAGATAGTGGAGGGAATAATCACGATCCCGAACTGGAATAAGCACCAGACATTGGATGCTTATGAACGGAAAAAAGAGCGTGACAGGCTGTACCAAGAGGAAAGAAGAGCCAAACAAAGAGCTTTGATCGAAAAATCGTCTGACAAGTCGTCTGAAAGAACGTCTGACGTCGCTGTTTCAGATATAGATAAAGAAGAAGATAAAGAAAAAGATAATAATATATATGTCCCGTACAAAGAGATCATAACTTACCTGAATGAAAAGACAGGCAAGAAACTAAGGTGGGATGTTAAGAGTAACCAGAAGGAAATAAAAGCCAGATTCAATGAAGGATACACTCTGGATGACTTTAAGACGGTGATTGATAAAAAATACCATGAGTGGGGCAGAAAGCCGACAAAAGAGGAATTACAGCGCGGCATTAAGGATATGAGGATATATCTAAGACCAAAAACCCTGTTCGGCAGTAATT